AGCGCCGGCCGTTCTGTACGCCTGGCAAGTCCGGTCTGTCCGGTTCCCCGATCCTGCACACATCACGCATAGTGACGCCCCTGGCGGGTGTCTGACCCTGGAGGTCACTGATGGGCACTGTTCCGAAGCGTTCTGAGGAGCGGCGACGGCGGAACAAGGTTGAGGTTGATTCGGCGCCGGGGTTCCCGATTCTGGCGTGGCCGATGCCTGATCCGGAGTGGCATCCGATTGCGCGGAACTGGTTCGCGTCGTTGGGGATTTCGGGGCAGGCGGTGTGGTTTCAGCCGTCGGACTTGGGGACGGCCCGGTATGTGGCTGAGGCCATGTCGCGGTCGTTGGCTGGTGAGCGGATGAGCGCGCAGCTGTTCGCGGGTGTCTTGTCGGGGATGTCGTTGTTGCTGGCGACGGAGGCGGACCGTCGGCGGATGCGGATCGAGTTGGAGCGGGGCGGTGGGGATGTGGATGAGGAGGCGTCGGTGACGGCGCTGGACAGGTACCGGGGCAGTGTCGGCGCCTGAGTCGCCGCTGCACCGGCTGGTGACGCTGCCGGAGGGTGTGCCGAAGCTGACGTTGGGCTGGGAGGCTGTCCGCTGGGCGACTAAGTACCTGCGGCAGCCGAACGGGCCGCGGGCGGGGCAAAGGTTCGAGTTTATCGACTCGCAGCTGCGGTTCCTGTTGTGGTTCTACGCGGTGCACCTTGACGGGTCGTGGGTGTTCCGCCGTGCGGTGCGCCGGCTGGCGAAGGGGTCGGGTAAGTCCCCGTTCGCCGCGCTGATGGCGCTGGTGGAGCTGTGCGCCCCGGTGCGGCTGCGGGATTTCGACCCGGACCTGCCAGGTGGCTGTAAGGGCCAGCCTGTGTCGATGCCTTTGGTGCAGATCGCGGCGACGTCTGAGGCGCAGACGAAGAACACGATGCGGATGGTCCGGGCGTTCGCCCCGAAAGGCTCCAGGGTTGTCGCAGATCACGGCCTGGACCCCGGGCTCACCCAGTACTACATGGCCGGCGGAGGCCATTTGGAGGTCATCACGTCGTCGTTGCGGTCCGCTGAGGGCGCGGTCCCTACCTTCGTAGTCGGTGATGAGACTGAGCATTGGGTGCCGGGTAATGCCGGGCCTCGATTCCACAGCACGGTCAGCGGCAACGTGAACAAAACGCCGGGCGCCCGGATGCTGGAGACCTGTAATGCTTGGGTGCCGGGCGAAGAATCTGTGGCTGAAGCGTCGTTCAACGCCTGGGTGTTGCAGGAGGAAGGCCGGACCCGCGGCGAGCAGCGCATTCTTTACGACGCCCGAGTGGCACCCCCTGACACCGACCTAGAAGACCCCGGCTCTTTGCTCCCGGCCCTGGCTTTCGTCTACGACGGGTGTTGGTGGGTTGAGCCGAAGCTGATCGCCGAAGGAATCTGGGACATGCAGACGCCCGAGGCCGATTCGCGGCGAAAGTATCTGAACCAGCCGACCGCCGATGAGAACGCGTGGGTGACCCCGCAAGAGTGGGCGGTGCTGGCCGACCCGACCCGGGTTGTCACCGATGATGAGCCGATTGTCATGTTCTTCGACGGGTCGAAGGACCGGGATGCGACCGCTTTGGTCGGCTGCTGCGTGTCCGATGGTCACATCTTCACGCTGGGGGTGTGGGAGCCGTCGGGGCGGGGTGACTGTGTTCCTGTCGCTGAGATCGATGCGACGATCCACCGCACGTTCGACAGGTTCAACGTGCAGGGGTTTTTCGCGGACGTGGCGGAATGGCAGGGGTTCGTCGAGGTGACGTGGCCGGCCGTGTACGCGGACAGGTTGAAGGTGAAGGCGGTGCCCTCCGGTAAGGAGGTCAAGCCGATCGCCTGGGACATGCGCTCCCACTCCTACGACTTCACCCGGGCCACCGAAATCTGCCTGGCGGAAATCCGCAACGGCGACTTCACCCATGATGGGGATTCGCGGCTGGCCCGGCATGTGGGCAACGCCCGGGTGAAACACGGCCGGTGGGGCGACTACATCTCGAAGGAGTCTCCCGGTTCCCCGGCGAAGATCGACGCGGCCGTCAGCATGGTCGGCGCCCGCATGGTCCGCCGGCTGCTCCCCGCACAGCCGAAGGGCGGCCGTGGGCGGGTCATCGTCCTTAGTTGACGAAGGCGACGGGCCAGAAGCCCGCCGCCCTCGGGGTCCGCTGAGACCCCACGCTAAGCGCAGTACGGGAAGTACTTTTAGCACCGCTTCCCGAGCGGGATCAGCTCCAAGCCTTCTCGGTTCGTCATGCCGAGCGGTTCCCGAAGCCTAAGCAGCATACAACGCCCCGGAGGGGATAGCGCGTGACTGCACCGCTCCCCATCGGCGTCGGTGGGCTGCCCGTCGACATGACGACGGTGGACAACACTTACAGCCTCCACTCGTACGGGTCTACGCCGCTGCTCCCGATGCGGAATCTGACTGTCCTGTCCGACGACGAGCTGTCAATGGGCAGCCGGCTTCGCTCCCACATCGAGTCGAAGCGGTTCACCTTGCAGATGCACGACTCCTACTACCGGGGGACGGCCCGCATCCAAGACCTGGGGATCAGCATTCCCCCGTCGATGCGCACCTTGCATGTTGCGTTGGGCTGGCCGCGGCTGTGCGTGGACGTGCTGGATGCCCGGCTGGATGTGGAGGGGTTCCGCTACCCGGACTCCACCGACGCCGACGACGATCTGCAGGACTTGTGGCTGGCGAACAGCATGGAGTCGGAATCGCAGCTGGCCCACATGGACGCGCTGATCTTCGGCGCCGGGTTCGTGGGTGTGGGGTCGGGGCCGGATCATCCGATCATCACAGTCGAATCGCCTGTTGACATTGGCGTGGAGTGGGATGCGCGGACCCGGACGATGCTGGCCGCGCTGCGCCTGTACGACTACGAGGGCTCCCATCAGGCCACCCTGTACACCCCCGACCAGACGATCAGCCTGTTGCAGACGCAGGGCGGCTGGGAGGTTGAGGACCGGGACATGCACGGCCTGGGCGTCTGCCCGATTGTGCGTTTGCCGAACCGTCCCCGCTCCCACGACCGGGACGGGGCGTCGGAGATCACCCCCGAGGTCATGTCGATCACCGACCAGGCGTCCCGGACCCTGATGGGCCTTGCCGTGGCCGGCGAGTTCTACTCCGCCCCGCAGCGGTACATCTTGGGTGCTGACGAATCCGCGTTCCAAGCACCGGACGGTACCGCGAAGACGGCGTGGGAAACCTACATTGGCCGGGTTCTCGCACTCGAACGGGACGCCGACGGGCAGGTCCCCACAGTCGGCCAATTCCAGTCCTACGACCCGTCCGTGTTCACCAAAGTCATCGACATGCACGCGCAGCGCATGTCCGCCCTGACGTCCCTGCCCGCGCACATGCTGGGCATGACCCCGTCAGCCAATCCGACGTCGGCCGATGCGATCCGCTCGTCGGAGTCGCAACTCGTGTTGAAGGCCGACCGCAAGTGCCGCATGTTTGGCAGTGCGTGGCGTGAGGTGATGAAGCTGGCGCTGCTGATCCGCGACGGGCAGCTGCCGGCGAACGCCGACAAGATCGCCGCCGTATGGGCGCCCACCGCCACCCCCGTTATCGCCGCGACCACTGATGCCATGTTCAAGCAGGTGTCGATGGGTTACATGCCGGCGCAGTCCGACGTTCTCGGGGAACGCCTCGGGTACACGACGTTGGAGCGGGAGCGGATCGAGTCGGACCGGCAGGCCGACCAGGGCGCAGCATTCCTGGCGGAGGTCGCGCATTCGCTGCTCGGGAAGGACGCCCGCGTCGACAAGGCACTGGGCGCCGACGTCACGGCAACCGGCCCCGGTCCTGTAGCAGCACCACCGGCCAGTGGCAGCTAGTAGCCAGACCAAGACCGACATCTCTGAGCAGGAGGCGCTGTCGGTCATTCTGTCCACGCATCTCGCCTACTCCTGGCATCTGCTGGACCCGCGCAATGTGAAGGGCACGTTCGGGCAGTGGCTGACCGCTGTGGCGGCGACGATCTTCCAGTACGCACGGTCGTCGGCCGCCCTGGCCGCCCGGTACTACTCGGCGGAACGCGTAGCCGCCGGCCTGCCCCGGCTAACCCCCCGCCTGGCATCGCCACCTACCGCCGGCCAGGTGGAGACGGTCATGCGGTGGGCGACGAAAGGCTTATGGCAGGCGCAGCCTGATCTGGTCGCAGTGCGGACGGTGGTGAACGGGGCGGCGCAGAAGCTGGCCGTCGACACCGGCCGGAACACGCTCATCGAGGCCATTCAGGCTGACCGGCGTGCCCGCGGCTGGGCGCGTGAGGCCAAGCCGACCGCCTGCTCGTTCTGCGCGATGCTTTCCATTCGCGGGGCCGTATACAGGTCGAAGCAGACCGCCGAGTTCCTCGCCCACGACCACTGCCACTGCATCCCCGTCCCTTTGTTCGCTGACGCCTACGAGCCGCCCGCGTATGTGCGGGCCTGGCAGCAGCAGTGGGATTCGTCCACGGCCGGCCTGTCCGGCAATGCCGCCCGGATCGCATTCCGGCAAACCCTGGAAGGACGCTCGCATGCCGAAGGAACCTGACAGCGAACTTGCCAAGGCCGACAAGGCTTTGGCGAAGGCCCACCAGTCCGGGGAAGGCATCGCAGAGGCCAGCCTGATCCGCGGCACCTTGCTTGCCGATGAGGCGGCGAAGGCCGAGGCGAAGGCCCGGGCGAAGGCCGACAAGACCGTCACCACTGAGGGCTTCCAGCCCTAGCAGAACGCCGGCCCCTTCGGCGAGAGGCCGACGCTCCTCACGGTGCGGCTGCATACGCAGACGCCGATGCCGAAGGCGCTGCGAGCCGGACCACCGCTTACCCCCACACACTAACCCCGCCTGGCGCGGGGTAGTCCAACACGCCCCAGGAGGGCAGCATGACCGCACCTGACCAGACCGACACGACCCCGGCCGAGCCGAAAACCCCGCCGACCCTCGAGGAACTCCTAGCCGAGCTCCCGGAGGAATCCCGCACTGTCGTACTCGGACAGGTGAAGAAGGCGCGGGACGAGGCGGCTGCCTACCGGCAGCGGTTGAACGACGCCAAGCCGAAGCTCACCGCCTACGAGACGCTGCTGGCATCTCAGCAGACCGCAGAGCAAAAGGCTGAGCAGCAGGCGAAAGACGCTGAGGCCCGAGTGCAGGCGGTCACCGCCCGGGCTGTCCGATCCGAGGTGCGCGCCCTGGCGGCGCAGGACTTCACCGACCCTGATGATGCGGCCGCGTTCCTGAACCTCCACTCCTATGTGGACGGCGACGGTGACATTGACACGGCGCGTATCCGGGCTGATCTGACGGACCTGCTGCGTCAGAAGCCTCATTTGGCCCGCGACCAAGCACCTCGAGCGCCGCGGCCTGACAGGTCGCAGGCGTCCGGGGGGAACGGCCGCACGACGGCGGACCCCGCGCAGGAGTTCGCCTCGATCCTCCGAAACCAAATCATGCCCGGCCGGTAGGCCGGCACCCCTCTCTCCTGGGAGCACCTAATGGCTGCTGTGCAGCTGTCCAATGTCAGCGGCACACTGCTGCCGCCGACCATCACCGGCCCAATCTTCCTGAAGGCCGCCGAAGAGTCGGCGGTTATGAAACTCGCCCGGCGTGTTCCGTTGGCGCTGACCGCGGCCACTGCCATCCCGATTCCGATGGACGTGCCCACCGCAGGGTGGGTGTCTGAGGGCGGTGTGAAGCCGGCCTCTCAGGGCGGCGTCGGCGTCAAGACGATGGTGGGTAAGAAGGTTGCACTGCTGGTCCCCGTCTCGCAGGAAATCGCCATGACGAACGCGGCCGGCCTGTACGCGCAGTTGCAGCAAGACCTTCCCACCGCCATCGGCCGGGCGTTCGACTACGCGGCCATCCACGGTCTTGACCTGAAGACCGGTGCGGCCGGGCCATTCACCGACTATCTGAAGCAGACCCCGAACGTGCAGGTCATCGGCTCGTCGACTCCCGCGCAGGGCGGCGTCTACACGGATCTGTGGAAGGGCATCGCGCAGGTAGTTGCCATCCCGGGCATGCAGTTCAACGGATTCGCCGCTGACCCGCTGCTCCGCCCCGAGGCCGCACAGTCGCTCGACGTCAACGGCCGGCCACTGTTCGTGAACAACTCGTTCAACGCGAACGACGGCGTGAACACGTCGACCCTGGTCGGCTACCCGGCGTACTTCAACTCGGGTGTGTCTGGTCGGTACTACCGTTCGGGTGACGCTGTGCAGACGGCCACCATCACCGGCACCCCAACGGGTGGCACGTTCACGGTGAGCGTCGGCGGCGCGACCACCGCGGCCATCGCGTACAACGCGACGGGTGCGACCGTGCAGACCGCCGTGCAGGCACTGCCCGGATCGACCACGTCCACCGCGACCGTTGCGGGTGCTGCTGGCGGCCCGTACACGTTCACCTTCACCGGCCCTGCCGGCCCGATCAGCGTGAACCAGAAGGCGCTGACCGGCGGCACCGCCGCAACATCGCAGGCCACCCTCGCCCAGTCCCCGGTCATTGACCAGGGTCTGCGCGCCATCGGCGGGGACTTCTCGCAGTGCGCGTACGGCGTCGGCATGGACATCACCATCAAGGTGTCGTCCGAGGCGAACTACTGGGACGGCGCCGCATGGCACTCAGCGTTCCAGGAGAACCTGATCCTGCTGCTCGTCGAAGCGTATTACGGCTTTGTAGTCGGTCAGCCGACTGCATTTGTCGCCTACACACATGCGGTTGGTTCCTAAGCCGTAACGGGGTGGGCGCACCCGGAAGATGGTGCGCCCACCCCTTCCACAACTACATGAGGGGTGGTCTCGGTGGCGATTGTCGTTCCGCAAGACCTTGCCACCTATCTCGGTACGGACGTGGACACGGCGCGGGCGACGATGATCCTCGCGGACGCCGAAGCCATGTGTACGGCCATCCTCGCCCCGCTGCCTGTCACCGCAGCACCTGTTATTCGGTCTATTGCGGCCCGGGCGTATGCGAACCCGGAAGGTGTGACCGCTGAGACGGCGGGGCCGTTCTCGGTGCAACGCCCGGCCGGCCTGTATTTGACCCGGGATGAGCGGCGCACCTTGTGGCGGCTGTCCGGGAAGGGCGGGGCGTTCAGCATCAACGTGGAGAACGCGACTGCTGGGACTGGTCTGGCGCCGTGGGATCAGAACGTCACCTGGCTTGAGGGTGTGCCTTTGGCCGAGGATCCGATCCGGTAATGCCCATCAGGTTCGGGGAGACGCTGACTGTGTTGGCCCGCACCCGGGCTGGGCAGGACGCCGACGGCAACGACGTGTGGTCAACCGTGTCCACGGATATTCGGCATTGCGCCGTGTGGCGGGGCCAGGCGACTGAGCTTGTACAGGGGCAGGACATGAACGTGGATGGCCGTCTGGCCCTGCTTCCGGTTGGCACTGCGATTGCGGTGACCGATCAGGTGCAGCGGGCCGACGGCACTCTGTGGGAGGTCGACGGGCAGCCGGCCTTGTGGAACTCGCCGCTGACCGGGTGGAAGGGCGGCGTGCAGATCGCGCTCCGCCGGGTCACAGGCTGATGGCCTACAAGCAGTCCTACGCCGGCGTGGGAGACCTCCTCCGCGCTGACTTCATGGTCGCTGACATGCATGCCCGCGCGGAACGGGTGAAACTCGCCGCTGAGGCTATCGCCCCGGTCGGGAAGACGTCCGACGGTGACAAGCATCCGGGCAGGTATAAGGCGTCGTTCACCGTCGAGTCCGGTATTCGGCATGGCCGCACTTCGCGGGCCGTGGGCCGGGTTGTCAACGACTCTCCGGAGGCGTTCCTCGTCGAATGGGGGAACCGGAACACCCCCCGCTACCGGGTGCTCGGTAAGTCGCTGGGCGCGGCCAAATGATCACTACGGTCGACCTTGAAGGTGTACTCGTCGCCTGGGCGCGGTCCAACATTCCCGGCGTGGTGCGGGTAGTCACGGAAACCCCGGGGAACCTGCAAGACCCGACGATCCTGCCCCTCGTCCAGATCATCGACATTGGCGGCTTCAACATCGCCCGCGGCGTGGACTCTGCGACCGTGGACGTTGAGGTGTTCCACACGTCCCGGCAGGCGGCCCGACTGTTCGCCAACATTGTCCTCGACACGATGGTGAACGTGCTGCCCGCGCAGACCATCGGCGGCCTGCTCGTCGTGTCCGTCACGACGATGCTCCGCCCCTCATGGCGGCCCTACGACGACATCAACGTCCGCCGGGTCGGCGCCACCTACCAGCTAGTCCTCCACCAGCCCGGATAGGCATGACCTGTAAGGCCGGCCCGCGAAGCCTGCAAGACCACTAGCCGCCCGCGGCGCCAGCCCGAAGGAGCACCATCGTGGCAAGGACGACCACCAACACCCATGTGTACGGCGACACGACGCAGGTCATCGCCACCGCCCCTCTCGGCACCACCGCTCCGACCTTGCCCCTGCCCACCGCACTGCCGGCGGGCTGGTATGACCTGGGGTGGATCGACGACGGTGGCGTGACGGAGACGCAGGCCAACCAGGAGACGAAGCATTACGGCTGGCAGGGCGGCGCGATCGTTCGCACCTTGCGATTCCAGTCGGAGCACAACTTCGAGTTCCAGGCGCTCGAGGAAAACGCTGTCACTCTGGGCCTGTTGCGGCGGGGTAGCACTGCGGTGACCACGCCGGGAACGAACGAGGCGCAGACGGTGACCATCACCGGCGTGCCGACGGGCGGCACGTTCACCCTCACCTACAAGGGTGCGACGACCACGAACATCGCCTACAACGCGACGAACACGGCCGTGCAGACGGCGCTGGCATCACTGTCGACGATCGGCTCGGGCAACGTGACGGTCACTGGCGGCCCCGGCCCGGGAACCCCGTACGTGGCAACGTTCGTCGGGACGCTGGCCGCCCAGGACGTGCCGGTGATGACCGCGTCTGCGGCCGGCCTGACCGGCGGCACCACACCGGCCGTCGCCGTCACCACCACCACCCCCGGCGTGGCCGTCGCGAACTCCTGGGGCGTCGGCGGTGTGATCAGCATGAACCTGCGGCAGTTCTCCATCGACCTTGTCGACGGTGCGATCCACAAGCGCTACTACATCCCCAACGGTGAGGTGTCCCCGACCGGGTCGATTGTCTACCAGGCGAAGGACCTGACCGTCTACTCCTTCCACTTGGAATGCTTCCCTGACGCGTCGGGGAACTTCTTCTACGACCTCAACGACAACCCGGCCTTGAACTCAGGCCTGTACGCGTAGTCCTTTGACGGGTGGGGCGGGGCTTCCTTCGCGGGCCGACCCCGTCCCACCTGACCATTCTGGCCCGCGAGCATGAGAGGCCCGCGAATGAGTAACAGTAGGCAGGCGTCGAACGGCGTGTTCGACCTGGACGCCCTGATCGCAGAGAAGAAGCATCTCCCGTTCACGTTCACGTTCGCCGACCGCGAGTGGACCCTGCCGCATATGGACGATCTGGACGTGTGGCCGCTGGTCGAAGCGGCTGACGGGGGCGACCTGGCCGCCTCGGTGGCTGTCCTCGAGACGGCGCTGGGCGGGGATTGGGTGGAGTTCCGCTCCCATCCGATGCCCCGAGCCGGCATGACGGCCCTGTTCGAACGGTATGTGAAGCATTCGGAGGGGACGCTGCCGGGGGAATAGCGGGCCTCCGCCATCTCCTAGCCGAGCATGGGGAGGCGGTCGAGGCCGACCTTCGCCACTACTACACCACCGACCTTGCCGACCTTCGCCACGGGCTGTCCTACAGGCGGCTCCTCGTCTACATCAAGCACCTCCCCGCCGACTCTGCCCTGGCACGGATGGTGAACCAAGACGCCTCCTGGTCCGTGACGGATCATCTGCTTGCTGCCGTGGTGGACGTGTTGCAGGCGGCTAACTGGCAGCGGGCCGGCGATTCGAAAGCGCCCCGGCCGAAGCCGATACCTCGCCCGGGTGATGTGAAGGCTGACGACGCCCGGGCCGACCTGATTCGCCGCCGTGCGTTGGCCTTCCGTGAACGACCCAACCGAGAGGGGCCGGCGTAGTGGCTGTTGTCGGCTCAGTGTCGGTTGAGATTGTGCCTTCTACCCGCGGGTTCCGAAAGAAGATGGACGCCCTCACCCGCGACATGACCGTCAACATCAAGGTCGAGTTGGACAGCGCGGCGGCGAAGACACAGCTCGGCGTGTTGGGCCGTGACAGGACGGTCAAGGTCAAGGCCGACGTCGACAAGTCCAGCTTCGACAAGATTCAGAAGTTCCTTGGGAAGGTAGACAAAAAGCTGGGCGGGATCAGTCCGATCGCCGGGTTCGCCCCGGCGGGTGTCGCCGCGCTGGTCCCGGTGATCGCCGCCGCCACGGCAGCGACGGCAGGACTGGTCGGCCTGTTCGCCTCTGCCGCTGTGGGTGCTGCCGGGTTCGCCGCTGTCGCCATTCCGGCGTACACGGCTATTACGAAGGTCAACACCCAACTGGCGGCCGCCCAGACCCGGGTCAATGCTGCGACGTCGCCGAAGGCGAAGCACAACGCGTTGATCGCCGAGGCGAAACTGTGGCGGTCACTATCCCCGGCCACCCTCGCGGCAGCGGAGGCGCAGCGGGATTTCTCCTCGTCGTGGAAAGCGTTCCAGGCGTCATTCCAGCCGCAGGTGTTCACCATCTTCGGCCAGGGGTGGAAGCTGCTCACCGACGGTCTGAACGTGCTCCGCCCCATCGTTGCCGGCGTGTTGCCGTATGTGTCGCAGCTGCTGGATGCCTTCCGGAACACTCTGCCGTTCTGGCAGGGCTGGGCGATCAACATGAAGCAGTACATCGGCCCGGCGCTGCTCACCGTGGGCCTGGTGATCCGCAACATTGCGATGGGTGTCGGCTCGCTGATCTTGGCGTTCGCCCCGTTCGGTGCGCGGATCGGCGGCACGTTGCGGGACATGTCGTTGCGGTTCGCTGAGTGGGCCGCCCATTTCGGCACGTCGGGGGCGTTCCGCAAGTTCCTCGACTACGTCCACGCGAACGGGCCGATGGTCGTCGATCTGTTGAAGAACCTGGGCGTCGCGCTGAAGAACGTGGGCGTTGCGGCGGCACTCGCCGGCCCGGGTCTGCTCAAGGTGGTCGTGCAGGTTCTGACGCTGGTGAACAACCTATTCAAGGCCCACCCGGCCCTGGCGAATCTGCTGGTTCAGTTCACCTTGTGGGGTTTGCTGATCGCGAAGGTTGCCGGCGCGTTGAAGGTTCTTACGGCGATTAGCTTTGTGCTCACGCTGGGCAAGTGGGTGGTGTCGCTGTTCGGTGCGACGGGTGGGTTCGCCAAGCTGGCGTTCAACGCCAAGTTGGCCGCCGCGACGATGGGGAGCGGTAGCGGCGGATTCCTGTCGGCTGGGTCGAAACTGGTTGGGTTCCTCGGTGCCGCCGGCCCGTGGGGGATAGCTATCGGCGCGGCTGCCGCCATCGTCGGCGGCGTGTTCGTCGCCTCGCAGCGGGCCGCCAAGAAGCGGGTCGACGAGCTGACGGGGGCAATCGACAAACAGTCTTTCGCGGTGACTGCCCTCGGGAACCGAGAGATCGCGAAGGCGCTGCAAGATCGGGGCGCGCTCAAGGCGGCTAACGAGCTCGGCATTTCGGTCCGCGACGTGACACTTGCCGTGCAGGGAAACACTGCCGCGATGAAGCGCGTCCAGGCGGCGATGGACGCCGTGCAGGGTGTGCAGCGGTCGCAGATCGTCGGTGGTAAGGGCGCCGTGGTCGTGCTGAACGACCAGCAAAAGGCTGTGAATAAGCTGCGGTCGGAGATCGACAAGGAGTCGATCGCGCTGGGCACGAAGATCAAGAAAACGTCGGATGCTATCGGCAGGGACCACGAGCTGGCCGTTGCGGCCGGCACCGCGGGCGGTGCGACTTCGTCCCTCACCATAAAGACAGGTGTGCTCAACACGGCGATGGGTCTCACGTCGCAGGCTGCGAAGAACGCCGCCCGCGACTTGGGGGCCGTTTACACGGCGACCACGCTGATCCCCCGGTCCATCGTCATCCAGGTCCGGTCAAACCTGGCGGCGGCCGGGTTCTCATCTCAAGCAGCGAACACTCTCTCCCAACTGCGTGGCGCTGATGGCGGCTACGTCAACGGCAGCGTTCTCCACCGGGCGGGCGGCGGACGCATCTACGGTCCCGGCACGGCAAAGTCGGATTCGGTTCCGCTGCTGGCGTCCAACGGCGAATACGTGCAGAGCGTTGCCGCCGTTGAAAAGTACGGGGTCAAGTTCATGGACGCACTCAACCGTGGCCTTGTCCCCGTCGGCGCGGCGGCCGGTGGCGGCGGGACGACCGTGAACTTGAACGCCCGGACGGTGGACGTGACGTCGGCCAACATCCGGCCGCTGGTCGACGCCAGCCTCCTCCACTCCCGGCTGGGGCGGCCCCGCTAATGCCCGTTGTTGTTGGCACTGGCGGGCAGGTCACTGTCGTACAACCCCCCGGCACGATTGCGGGCGGCTATCCGACAGCCCAATGGTTCTCGCCTGACGGCAGCGTGTGGGACATGACCCCCACGTCGGGTCAGCCTTCCGGGATTGCGACCCTCGCCGGGGTTGCGGGGATCGGCGCCGCACCCCGAACTATCACTTCCCGGGCTTTGGCTACGGGGGGGACGTTGGGCCGCTGGTCTGTTGTGGGGGAGCGGCTGGTCACCTGGCCTGTGCTGGTGTACGCCGACGATCCGACCGACTGTCTCAACTTGTGGCGGGCGTTCGTCCGGTCGTGGACGGCGACAACCCCGGCTGCCGGTGTCCCCCGGGACGGTCTGCTGCGGGTGCTCCGCGCGGACGGGACGTGGCGGCAGCTGGCCTGCTCCTACCTTGCCGGCCTCGAGCAGACCGACGACCCCGGGTACGGGCTGACCGCACAGTTGGCCGTCCTGTCTTTGGTGGCCCGCGACCCCTGGTGGTACGGCCCTTCGCAGGTTGCCCTGTCGTTCGCCTACACCGCGATCCGCAACTATCTGGCCCCGTACGAGACGGTGTCCCCGACGCATACGACGGGCGCGCAGGCGCTGACCATTGACGGGGATGTGGACGCCTCCCCGACGTGGACGCTGACCGGCCCCGCCGCCTCGTACACGGTCGGTGTCCCCGGCCGCACGTTCACCTTCGGCGCGCTGGCAGCCGGCGAGAAAGTAGTCGTGAATGTGGGCCGCCGGACGGTCACGGATGGGACGGGGGCCAACCGTTTCGGCGGTCTGACCCTGCCCGGCTCGCAACTGTTCACCCTGCCTGCCGGGGTGAACCGGCTCACCGTTGACCTGACTGGCGCGCAGCCCGGCGCCGCTGTTGATCTGACCTACCAGCCCCGCTACGAATCGGCCTAGTCCAGGAGGCAAAGCATGACGTTCCAACCGACCAGGCCGTGCCACGGCTGCGGCTCCTACGACGACCATCCCCGCCACATCCACGCGCAGGCCAACGGTGTTGACCAGCTGATGCACCTGGACTGTTGCGCGGCGGCGGGATGTCCTGACGGCAACTGCCCGAAGCTCATCAAGGGCGCCAACGGCGCGACCGGCGACAAGCTCGTCGCGCACCTTCAGAAGGGAATCAAGTAGATGGCTAACGTGTCGCTGGCGCATGCGGCGAACCTGGTCGACGGTTCGCTCGGGACGGCCGCCTACGTGGCATCGGTCGGTGCGAATCACATTCGGCTGATGACGGCGAACGGGTCGGGTACGGCCAACGGCACCGAGCTTGGTACGGGCGGCTCGTATACGGCGGTCACGGGTATCACCCCGGCCGCGTTCTCTGCTGCTTCGACCACAACCGGCGGCACCAGCAATACAGGTGTCCTGTCGCAGACGAACATGCCCGCAGGAACGATCGTCGGCATCGAGATCTGGGACAGCGCGGGTACTCCGATCCGGCACTGGTATGGGGCGCTGACCGCGAGCAAGACGACGGCGCTTGGGGACACATTGTCGTTCGCTGCGGCAGCGGTGACTGTCGGTATTACGTAGATTTGAGCTAATTCAGGGTAGAGTGTCCGTATTCCGACAGGGCGGAGCATAGGTGGCCGTCCTCGGCAGGTCTAGGCAGCAGACCTGGCGGTCGTGGCGTGTTCCGGTCGCGTCGGGTGCGGCGACCTTGCAGGGTGCGGCCACACTGGCGGGTGCGGGTGCGCTGACTGCTGCTGCTGTTCGTACGCAGTTCGGCGCCGTTGTCATGGCCGGTGCGGGCAGCCTGTCCGCCGCCGGTGTTGTCACAGAGCTAGGTGCTGCCACCTTCGCCGGTGCGGGTGCTCTTACCGCTGCCGGTGTTGTCACGGAAAACGGGGCGGCGACCCTAGCGGGTGCGGGTTCCCTCGCGGCTGCTGGAACGCAGACGTTCTTCGCGGCTGCGACGCTGGCTGGTTCGGGTGCGCTCACTGCGGCCGGGGTTGTCACCCAGTTCGCCGTCGCGTCGTTCGCCGGTGCGGGCAGTCTGACATCTGCCGGGGTCGTCACTGAGAATGCGGCGGCCTCGCTGGCCGGTGCTGGCAGTCTGTCCGTGGCGGGCGTGGTCACGGAGAACGCTGCTGTAACGCTGGCAGGCGCCGGGGCATTAGCGGCGGCCGGTCTGGTCACGGAGAACGGCGCGGCTGTCTTTGCAGGCGCTGGGGCATTGTCGGCCGCTGGTACGGGCACCTACTTCGCCACCGTCACGCTGGCAGGTGTTGGGTCGCTCACGGCCGCCGGAACGCAGACGTTTGCCGCTGGCGCCGCTTTCGCTGGCGCGGGTGCGCTGGTGGCCGCGGGCCTGGTCACCAAGCTGGGCACTGTCACGTTCGCCGGTGCTGGTGCGCTGACATCTGCTGGAACGCAGACGTTCGCCGCGTCGGCCGCATTCACCGGCTCCGGTGCTCTCACCGCTGCTGGGATTGTCACCAAGTTCGGCACCGTCACTCTCGCAGGCGCGGGTGCCCTGACTGCGGTAGGACTTGTCACCGAGCTCGGGACGGCCACCCTCGCCGGGGTTGGCAGCCTGACAGCGGCTGGCACTCAGACGTTCGCCGCCGCATCGTCCCTCGCGGGTGCGGGCAGCCTGACGACCGCCGGTCTAGTCACCAAGTTCGCCACCGC